TAACTCAGACACTACTCCGCTATTTGCTAAGTCGTCTAATTGATCATCTGTTAACTCTGTGCCGTCCTCGAATTGACAATAAACTGCGAACGCATCTGCGAAGTCAGGATAGTCTGCTATATCTATTCCTTCTATTTCTATTGTATTAAAGTCTACCATCTTTTTATGTTTTTAGTTTGTTAATATATTTCAAAGGTAATCAAATAAACTTAACCACCAAGCTTTTTATTAATTAATTTATTACAACTCAGTATGAACATTAAAACATGGGCAGGACTTACTACTAAATTCATTGTGTCCATGCACCGATGCCTCAGCAGGAATTAAAGACAACAAAGCCCCAATTAATACACGTAAGGAATTGACCTGCTCAGGTGTTCGTGTGTCCTTAGCTTTACCGTTAGCGTCTAAGCCTCCGATATAACAAACGCCTATACTGCCTTTGTTATGTCCTTTGGTATGCGCACCGCTAATCTCAACGGGTCTGCCCTGCTCTACAGTACCGTCTAATTTAATAACATAGTGATAGCCAATACCATTCCATCCCTTAGCGTTATGCCATTTATTAATATCGTTAGCGTTAAAGTCTTTACCCTCTTTTGTAGCCGAACAATGTATGATTATCTTGTCTACTTTTCTCATGCTAAAGCAATTTTAAGATGAACTAAATACCCTATTAAATCTTCTATAGAGTCCTCTGTTAAATCGTTAATACCTACAGACTTAATTCTGTTTAACTTGTCATCAATCCTTCCTAAGATGCCGTCTATTTTATTCTTTTGAAATACTCCTATAGGATTCTGTAAGCTATCCCCATAGTCTTTATTTTTTTGGATTAACATATCCTCCATGTAAGCAAGGAAGCCGCTTATTTTTTCCTCTGTACTTATGTTAATACTATCTTTTAAAGCGTCTATTTGTTCGTCCATCTTATAAGTCCATTAAAACATTAATAGGCTGTGAGCCATTATTTAATACTACACCTACACCAATAGCAGGCTTACCGTAGTTCTTAGCGTATGCCATTGCGTAGCTTTTATTATCTATTCCACAACCTACTTGCATCCCAAAGATTCTAAAATTAGAGCCTACCAAATGCTCAGTATATGCTTGTGTGTGTAGATGTCCCTGCACTACGCTATTCAAATCCTTTTTCATTCTAGCCCTAGCAGTCCCGCCTTCCCCATGAATATATAATACATCGTTGTAAACTACTGATTCCACAAACTCCCAATTAGGTGTATCTAATACGTCCTTATATTGTTTAATCCATTGGGTAGGTATTGCGGAGGTCTGAGCCTTACGCATAATTATACGGTCATGGTTACCTATAATTACGTCAGCTTTAGGGAAAGCCTTATACCATTTAGATATTTTACTTATAGCTAACTCCAATTCATCGCCACCACCTAAGCCGTTGCTGTCCGATTCGTGATAACTACTAAAATGATTGTCTATAATATCCCCTATAAAGACGACTCTATTACAGTTGTATCTGTTATAAGTATCTTTACAAAATTCTAAGTAACCATCTAAGCAAAAAGGCTCGTGTAAATCTCCAATAATCAAAACGTTCTCAACGTTCTTTTTTCGATAGTCAGCTATTAACTGTTGCTCTGAGTCTGATAATCTCGGTCTGTATCCTGGTTTCATAATAATGATTTTTTAAGTGTTTCAAATGATTCTAAACTTAACTCTATTTCCTTGCCGTCTATTACTATTTTCTTTGTTTGCTCTTTAATAGTTAACTTACCGTCTAAGCATTTGTGAAAACTATTATTTCTTCTACCCTTTATTGAGGGGCAAATTATATCTCCATGAGAAATACAAAAAGCATAGTAATCAATGTTATAAGAATCAATGTTATGAGCATCAATGTTGAGAGCCTTAATGTTGAGAGCATCAATGTTATAAGCATCAATGTTGAGAGCCTTAATGTTGTGAGCATTAATGTTGTGAGCATCAATGTCGGCAGCATTAATGTCGAGAGCCTCAATGTCGGAAGCCTTAATGTTGTAAGCATCAATGCTCCAAGCATCAATGTTATAAGCATAAATGTTGAGAGCCTTAATGTCGTGAGCCTCAATGTTAGCATTTACATGAATATCAAAATTACACTGTATTGACTCGTTAAATACTATACTTTCGTTTACAATATAACTCTTTAATTCTTCGTTGTCTTTAATTATTTTCATCTGTTTATGTTTTAATGAACTACAAACCTAAACAAAATAAATTAAAACTCCCGCTTATATCCTAATTTAATTAATTTATTTTTATTTTGAAGGTCGTAACCTAATGAAAAATTAAAGAGATGCCCCGCTTTATGATAGTAATCTAAGCCCAAATACATCTGTGACATCATAGGGTCAACGACAACCTCTCCACCTCCAAACAATTTACTTTTATTGATTACCTTCTCAATATAAATAGAATCCTTTATAGTCTTTTGCTTAAAACTATACTCGAAATTAACAGAGTGAGGACGTTCTAACGCATTAATCAAAATAGAGCCATTTAAGAGACTATCTTTTTTCACATAATAAAATGTGCGCAAACCTGTTTTAAATTCGTCAGTGTCGCTTAAATCGATTCCTGTGTGTATGTATTCAACTTGTAGAGGCTCGGACTTAATATAAACCGTTTCAGTAATTGGAACGTGTATAGTTTCGGTAAATGTGTCCGTTGTAATAAGGTATATACTCTTACCTTCTTTATACTCTATTTTACTTTTTTTAGGAGAACAAAGAGAAAGGAATAAGATAAAAACAAGTAAACCACCAATTATATAATTTTTAACCATTTGTTTGATTTTTAACAATTCATATTTTAAAGGGGCTACAGAGTGAAACGCAACACGTTTTAACGTTTGTTTCCGTTTTTGGATACCCCCCCTATTTTTTTTAGATTATCTAGTAGGGGGGTAGGTAAATCAGAAATCTTTTACCTCGTCCGATACTTTTTTAGCCCTCTTTAAAAGCTCTCTGAATTTCTGCCAAACGTTTATCCCTGTTACGTCTTTGTAGTTCTCATTGATAGATGTTAACTCTATAAACAATAAAGTAGTAGTTACCAATTTGGTAAGTATTAAAGGAATGTCTGTTAAAATCCCTATAATATCGCTTAGTACAAACTTCTCAATACAAAAGAATAGTATTAAAGCCAATTGATAAAGTAGCATTTTCGATACCATAGCCGATAGACCTCTGGAGGTTATAGGCTTATTTGTCTTATAGCTCTTATATAAGCCCGTCAAAGTGTCTAAGGATATTGCAGCCCCAACAATTAAAATCAAAGGCACTATAGGCATTAAAAATGATATAACTATTCCTGACACAGCAGCAAAAGAATGTTTCAAGTTATTACTTAGCTGTAGGAGTTCCGTTTTCATTTAGATAAATTATTATTTTTTTAAAGTTTTTTTTTCGTGCCATTAGTTAAGGGGTATATTTCCGTAGCCGTAACCCTCGTCACAGTCATAGGAGTCATGTAGGAATATTCCATTAAAATATGATGAGCTATTTGGGCGTATTGTATCGCAAGTATTACCAGGGTTTAAGTATAAAGGGAATAACGTAGGGCTAGCTTTTAAATAGTCCGTTAATCTTTGGCTTAAATACTCTGCAACATCTCTAACGGTACGCCTTAAATACTGTAATTCGTTTAAGTCTACAGGCTCAGAATTATCTGAGGACTTCGTGGATACTGCCTTATTATTTAGCTTATAATTTAAGAAGGGTAAAGCCTCATATAAAGACCATTGTAATAAACATGGTTGTATATAGTCGTCTAATAAAGTTTTATTGTTACCTGTTATTGTATCGGCTTGTATATTAGTTACAATGTCGTTAAATAAAGCGGTTCCCAATATGCTTTCTATATGCATAGTCTGAGCCGTTATTATATAGGGCTCTAAAATCTCGTTATCTGTATTACCATTTATAGAGGTATTATCCCTTAAATAGTCTACGCTAATCATTAATGTATTATTAGTCATTGCTTTCTATATTTATTACTTCGTCAACTGATTGAATACCGTCTAACTCTAAAGGGGTTGTAAGCCCGTTAATTTTTGCTATTCTATTAAAAGACCTTTCAATTAATTTTTGTTTTTGGTCTATTACATTTTTTTGAAATACGCTTTCCGCTTCTAAAATCTCGTCAGAGCTCCCTAATTTTCCAGCTATTGCAATACCTGCAACAATTGGGGTAGCTCCATGGGCTATTACTATGTTTTGTTGTATCTGCTCCTCTAATTGTAAGAACCTCTCGTCTGAGGCGTTAAGGTTAACAGGTATAAATTCGGGCGAAGTATCTCCACTCTCTGAGAATGTAAGAAAAACCCTACTAGCGTTGTCCGTTCCTGCGTATTCCTTTTGTATCTTTTTATTAAATTTTTTCATCTCTTCGTCAGAAGGAATACCACCCTTAAAAGAGATAATCATTGACGGAGTAAACCCGTTTTTAACGCTGTTAATATGGAAGTTTGCAATTTCTTTATCCAACTCAATCCAATCTACAGAACTAATATAATCGGGATAAGTATAGTAATCGCAACCAGGTCTATACTCTGTAACATAAACTAATTGCGTAGTTTCGTCTTTAAACTGCTCGTTAAATCCCTGTATTAATTGAGGAGTGTTTTTATCTTTTCTAAGGTTTGACCAATCAGCAGACATATAATAAAACTCCACTCCCTCCTCCTGCATTTTAGACATTTCGCTATCGTCCTCTAATTGCTTAGCCTCTCTAACTTTCCCAAAGTCTACGTAAGAATGTCGTGCAATTGTTTTCTTGTCCTTACTCCATGTAATAGCGTAAGCATAACCTCCGTAAGTCATTAAGTCATAACCACATTTGAAGGCTATAGTACTTAAATCTTCTTTGCCGTTAATATTTTCTAAGTACTCCTTATTTTCTGCTGTCTCAACAAACCCCTCGCCAACTGACATATTTACCTTCTTTTTAACAAGGCTGTTGTGTTTACTCGAAGTGTTTAATAGCTCTACTAAAAACTCATTATATAGATTGTTGTCTCCGTAAGGAATCCAATCAGCTTTTGATTCTGAGAATGTAGGTGTATTTAAATTAGATCCTGCTGCGAATGAAAACAGTTTTGGAGCGTTGTCGTTTTTATTATCCATTGTAAACAAATTTCGTGTTTGGTTCGTCTGTATATTCTTTTTTAATTGGCAGAACTATGTCGTTAAAATACATTTTACCATTTTCTACTAAAGATGTAGTGTTAGCTATTAATAAATTTGTAGCACTTACCTGCTCGTAGACATTATATTTATAATAACCTTTGGTTACTAATTCTATTTTAGAATCTAGTAAGTCCTCAGGAGATAAATTAACCTCTATTAAAAACTCGTTATATCTATTTGTGTTAGTGCTTATGTCTGCACCTGTGAAAAGTATAGATATATTAGAGTCGTCATCTATAAACTCAAATAAATAGTATGGAGTTGTTAGCGTAGCTTTCTCGGTAAGAGTTAGAGCTACCTTGTTTGATATACCATTCTCTAATACTATCATTTTGTACAGTTACAAGTTTCGTCTTTGCAATCCTTACATATATACTCAAAAATAAACTCAAAGCCCTTAGACTCAAAGTAAGGAATATCTTTTTGCTCAATGTCTTTAGTGTAAAATTTAGGCATTGCACCGTTAGACATGGACTTATTTTTATATTTTCTTTTAACTTTCTTCATATATTTATATAAGTATTTTGTTTACAACTGTTTTATTTGTATATTTGCCATT